TAGAGGAGTATTGTCAAGATTATTTTGACATGAAGCATTCCCACTCTAGGTATATGTCATATGTCTATCAGTGTCTGCGTTCTGAGGAGATTCCTGCTGCTGTACACGTCGATAATAGTGCAAGAGTACAAACAGTGCCTGAGACTTCTGATAGCATTCTAAGACCAATATTGGAAGAGTGGTATCGTGTTACCGATTGTCCTGTACTATTGAATACTTCATTGAACATAAAAGGGAAACCAATGGTCAATGATTGGGGTGATGCACTGGATTTCAAAGAAAAATATAACGTAAAAGTGTTCTAGATGTTCTAACCTATATAACGTGGTATAATTGATTTGACACTGATTTTATTTCATGGCTAAAGGATTCCGGGTGGTAACGACTCCACCTGAAAGCGAAGACGCAAAACAAAAGTCAGAAGAGTTTAGTATTGATGCTGCTCGCGAATTAGTAAAAGGAAAAACATTCGTTTTTTGTCTTCCTGGACGTACAGTTTCATATATCTATCTAAAGAATTTTGTACAACTCGCTTTTGAGATTGTGCAACGTGGAGGTTCTTTGCAAATCTCCCAAGATTATTCTTCAATGGTCAACTTTGCCCGTTGTAAGTGTTTGGGTGCAAATGTACTACAAGGTCCTGATCAAGAACCTTGGCAAGGTAATCTAAAGTATGATTATCAATTGTGGATTGATAGTGATATTGTTTTTGGTTTAGAGCAGTTCTATCGCCTCCTCTGGATGGACAAAGATATTGCTGGTGGATGGTATGTAACTGAAGATGGTCAAACAACATCTGTTGCACATTGGTTAGAAGAGGAAGATTTCAAAAATAATGGTGGTGTGATGAACCATGAGATGGTTGATGGTATCCAAAAGCGTCGTAAACCATTCACTGTTGACTATACCGGTTTTGGTTGGTTGTTGATCAAGCATGGTGTGTTTGAGCATGAAAAGATCAAGTATCCTTGGTTCGCCCCACAGATGCAAGTTTTTGAATCTGGTGAAGTGCAAGATATGTGTGGTGAAGACGTATCATTCTGTCTTGAAGCACAGAAAGCAGGTTTTGAAATTTGGTGTGATCCAAAATGTCGAGTTGGACATGAGAAGACTCGAATTCTTTGATTTGTCTATATAATGTATTGTTGCCATAATACATATGGATCTTTATGATATTTGGATATGTGGTAAGAAAGTATATTCTTGTATAAGTGAAGCAGAGATGGAAGAATACTCCCAAGATTTTGCTGACGAATACTACAAAAATGGTCATCCCCATCCAGAAGATGTAGAAATTTGTTACTTGGGGCATGAGGAGGTCTAAAGGGACCTCCTTTTTTGTGTCTCTAAATAGATAAATATACGAGATAATAGGGTCACTGTGCCTATTCAGAGAACCTCGGAAGGTTTCAGGGATATTTCGTTATCCATGAAACTACATCCGGTCACTAAAGACATAATCCCTCTGAAGAACGAAGATGCTATCAAGCGTTCCGTTCAAAATTTGGTTCGTATACAATTAGGTGAAGTATTTTTCAATACACTTCTAGGAACAAGAATTACTGGTTCATTATTTGAACTTGCAAATGATGACTATATTGATCCTATCCGAGGAGAGATTGAGACTACCATAACTAACTTTGAACCTAGGGTTGACCTAACAGACATTCAAGTTGTTAGCAGACCTGACGATAATGCACTTGCGGTGACTATTAGTTACGACATTGTGGGACTGACTAGACCTACTCAGTCAGTATCATTCATACTTGAACCTACTAGGCTATAATGGCTCTAACTCAATTTACCAACCTAAATTTTGAGGACATCAAAACCTCAATCAAAGCTTATCTGAGGGAGAACAGCAACTTCTCAGATATGGATTTTGAGGGGTCTAATCTCTCCATTCTAATCAATATTTTAGCGTATAATTCATATAGCAGCGCCTACAACACCAACATGGCGGTCAATGAAACTTTCATTGATTCTGCAACGTTGAGGGAGAACGTTGTATCTCTGGCACGTAATATCGGATATGTTCCTCGTTCATCTAGAGCAGCACGTGCTCTGGTTGCTATTGATGTTTCTAATCTAGACTCTAATACTGAGACTGTAAGTATTCAAGCAGGAATCGTTGCTAACGGTTCTTCTAATGACTCAAGTTTCTTATTTTCAATCCCTGAGGAAATTACTTTCCCAGTTACCGACTCTGAAGGTGGGGCAAACATTGAGATCTATCAGGGACAATATATCAAAAATACGTTTGTTGTAGATCAATCACAACCTAATCAAAGGTTTGTGATTCCTAATAACAATGTAGATACTTCTACAATCAAAGTCAAGATCAAAAATAATTCTTCTGACAATACTACAACAGATTACAACTTAGTTGATAACATTATTGGTATAACCTCCACATCCAACATTTATTTGATCCAAGAGACCTCTGACGAGAAATATGAGGTCTTGTTTGGTGATGGTATATTTGGTAAGAAACTGTCTTCCGGCAATATCATTGAAATTGGTTATATCAAGACTAATGGTAAGGCAGGTAATGGTGTCAAGCAGTTCAATTTTGCGGGAACATTCAAAGATCAAGATGGTGCTACCGAGTCTGGATTCAATGCTGTTCTACTCGCCCTAGAACCGTCTCAGAACGGCGATAGCATTGAACCACTAGAGAGTGTCAAGTATTACGCTCCCCGTCTCTATGCGTCCCAATACAGGGCAGTGACGGCGAATGACTATGAAGCGATCCTTCCATCAATCTTCCCTAACATTGAATCTGTTAGTGCTTATGGTGGTGAGGAGTTAGATCCTCCACAGTTTGGTCGGGTCTATATTGCTGCCAAACCTAAAAATGGTTCTTTTCTGTCAAATCTGACTAAGAAAAATCTTTTGAATGAATTGAAGAGTTATTCCATTGCTGGAATTGTTCCTACCTTTATTGACCTCAAATTTTTGTTCGTCGAAATTGATTCTTACATTTATTACAACTCCAACTTTGTTGGAGATATTGACAATCTAAAAACTAATGTTATCAAAGCTCTTTCTACTTTTGGGTCTGGCAAAGAACTCAACCAATTCGGTGGCAGATTCAAGTATAGTAAGATTCTATCTACGATTGACAATGTTGATACTTCTGTCACTTCAAATATCACCCTTGTGAGAATGAGAAGGGACCTGATTGCTAAACTCAATCAGTTTGCTCAGTATGAGATTTGTTATCTCAATACCATGTATGCTCCGGATTCTCAGTATAACATCCGCTCTACCGGATTTACTGTGTCTGGTGTTGTAGGAACTTGTTACTTTAGTGACCAAAAGGTGACTGATAATAAAGGCACTATCTTTATGTTCCAAATTCTTCAGGATGATAGCATCAAAGTTATCTCCAAGAATCTTGGTCGAATTGATTATGCTAAGGGTGAGATTGTTCTTGATACAATCAATATTACTTCCACTCTTGTGGGTGACAACACTATTGAGGTTGAGGCGATTCCTCAATCAAATGATGTTCTTGCAAAGAACGAACTGTATCTACAGTTTGCTATTTCTAAGAGCAACTTCTACATGAGAAGGGATAGTATTGCAACCGGTGCAAATACTTCTGGATCCCAATTTACTCCACAGTCCAGTTACTTCGCTGATAAGAAGGTCCGTGGAACTGTTATAACTAGCACTGGTGCATCTAACTAGAAATAGTATCGGAATAAATGATAGAGACCTCTCTTAGCCGAGTAAAAATTCACGAGGTTGTTCAAAGTCAAATTCCTGCGTCTATAGATGCTGAGAATCCTGATTTTGGAGAGTTTCTAAAGCAATATTATATCTCCCAAGAATTCCAAGGGGGATCGATTGATATTGCCGAAAACCTTGTTGAGTACAAGGGTCTTGATTTCCTAAACAATGAAAACCTGATTGGTTTTACATCCACCACTTCTTATCGTGATGGTGCTCAAAAAACTATTGAGGTTTTGTCAACAAAAGGTTGGCCTCAGAGATATGGTCTTCTGAAGATCAATGATGAGATTATTACATATACTGGTATCACCACAAATTCATTCACTGGTTGCACCAGAGGATTTAGTGGTATTGAAAACAATATCAAAACCAACCAACCTGAGTATCTGACCTTTAGTGTCAGTGGTGTAGGCACTCATGACACTGGTGCAAGAGTAGAAAATCTTAGTAATGTTTTTCTAACTCAGTTTCTGAAGAAATTGAAAAAGCAGGTTCTACCTGGTTTCTCAGAACGTCCTCTGCACGGTAGAGTTGATCAAAGCAACTTTATCCGTCAAGCAAAAGATTTTTATCGTTCCAAAGGAACAGAAGAAGCATTCAAAATTCTGTTTGGTGCTTTGTATGGTGAAAAGGTTGAGATGATTCAACCCGCCAAATTTATGATTCGTCCGTCTTCGGCGGATTATGTCGTCAATGATGTCATCATTGCAAAAGGTATTAGTGGTGATGCTCTAAAAATTTCAGGAGAATCATTAGAACAAGACACTTCTCCTACTAAGACTGAAGGATCCATCTATAATGTCGAGTCTGTTATTGTTGGTCTCTCAACATATTACAGCATTGCTATTTCTGAAAACACCACTTTTGGGGAATTCCAACAGAAAAATAAGACCTTTACAACTATTCAAGCACCACTTGGCGCTGTTTCCCTTTTTGTCGATTCCACCGTTGGTTTTGGCACTACTGGTTTTGTCAACATAGATGACCAAAATTTATACTACTCAAGCAAGAGTTATACTAAATTTGATCTAGATTTACCTACTGCTTCTGTAATTCCTATTGGTTCAGCAGCAACTCAAGGAATCAATGCAAAGTCTTATGAGAATGGAGACCTGAACTTCCCAGTAGAACTGGAGATTGTTGGGTCACTTAGTACTTTCAATGGAGAAGCAGTCAACCAGCAGCAAGGTAGTGACATCAATATCAAGACTCTAGGGGTAGAGCAAGATGATCGTCGTTGGTCTAGTTGGATTTACAATACCGCTGTATCTTACGGTGTTTTAGAATTTATTTCAAATGGCGCTAATAATTATAACATCAAACTTGATAGTGATCATGTATTGTTTGCTAATGACTCCATTGAGATCATCGATCTTGATAACAACGTAATTCCCGGCACGATTACTGCCAATATTAGTGCCGATACTATTACAGTTGCTTGTTCAACTCTTACTCCCCAAACTTTATATAAAGTCCGTCGTAATCTAAAGATCAACCAACAGGTTATTGCCGACGTTCAAAATACTTATTCTGATCCACACAGTAGTGTTTTTGTTGCATCAAACAGTATTCCTCATTGGAGTATTTCTCCATCTAAAAGAATTCGCAACTTCTTCACTCCTGCTAGTGCTACCAATCTAATCGATATTACTGATCATAATCTATCTGATGGGGATCAGGTTGTTTATGAAAACGTTCTTGGTACAGAACTGACTAACCTTTCCCAAGGTGAGTCATACATTGTCAAGAGAATCAATGATAGTCAGATTGCTTTAGCGTTTACACCTGAGAACGTTCGCAGTGGTCAGTACATCCAAGTATTCTCTACAGCAGACATTGGAACATCCCTTTCTGGAAAACTGACGCCTACAATTTTTTATGGAACTGAGTTGGGTGCTCAGAAACTGCTTCGCAAATTCAACACTCCAGAGTTTTCTTCAACTAGTGCAGTCAAAACGACACAAGGTGGCGTTGGCATGTTTGTCAACGGTGTTGAAATTTACTCTTACAAAGCAACCGATAAACTTTTTTATGGTTCACTAAAATCTGTCACTGTCTTGAATGGTGGTGGTGGATTTGATATCATAAATCCACCTCGTCTGTCCTCTGCACAGGTAGGACACACTGGAGTGGGTGCATCTTGCATACCACAGATGAAAGGGACCTTACAAGAGGTCCTAGTGGACGCTGACGATACTGTGGGTCTTGACTATGAAGAAGTTCCTACTGTATCTATCCTCGGTGGCAACCATAAGGATGTTGTAGCACGAGCAAAGATGAAAACCGTGCCTCAAATTATTGATTTTGACAGCACAACAGCGGGTGGTGTGGTAAACACCTCAACAGATACCTTCCTATTTTCTAAACCTCATGGTTTTGTGAATGGTGATGAAATTATTTACACCACTAATGGTACAAGCAATATTGGTATTGGTACGACACCAGGAACCCTTATTGACTCTTCATCATATTTTGTCAAAAAAACTAACGACTTCTCATTCCGTCTCGCTGAAACTAAGTCTAATGCCTTAGCAGTGAATGTTGATATCATTATTCCAATTACTGGTAGTGGTGGAGGTATCCAAAGATTCACCTCTGTCAGAAAACGTAGTAGAGTTGATGAGATTTTGATTGAAGGAGAAGGTTCTTTCCATAACAGAGAAATTACTACTACCTCTGGAATCAATACGTTTACAAATACAATTCATATCGATAACCATGGATTCAATAGTGGTGATGTAGTTGTTTACTCCTCGGATGTTGCATCTGCTGGGGGTTTGAGTAATAATAGTCAATATTTCACATCAAAAGTTTCTGATAATAGTTTCCAACTAACCACTGACAAAGATAATAAAAATATTATCTCAATTCTTTCTCCAGGTACAGGTACACAGACATTCAAAGATCCTGAGATTCAAATTACTATCAGTGGTCGTCAGGGTATTTCAACTTCTAATACTACAGCAACGCCTATTGTCAGAGGAACTGTTGAAAGAGTTTTTGTTACCAATCCTGGTACTGACTTTGGTTCTACTGTAATCAACGATAACTTCAAACCAGAAATCAATACCGTTATTGGTAAAGAAGCATTCCTACAACCATTTATTGTCAATGGTCGAGTAGATCAAATTATCATCAAGTCTGGAGGAAAAGATTTCTTCAGCACACCTGATATTATTATCACTGGTGATGGTGTAGGAGCAAAGGCAAAGGCCATTATTTCTAATGGTCAGATTATTTCTATTGAGATGATCGAGAAGGGTGGTAACTACACTCAATCGGAAACTACAGTTGCAGCAAAAACTCCTGGTGGTGATGCAATCTACTCTGCAAATTTGAATGAGTGGGTTATCAACCAGGTAGATCGATATGCACGTTTTGGTGACGTATCAGCAGATGATGGTTTTTACGAAGTCACTAAAGACAGCAGTCTTGGTAACCCTTATGTAAATTACTATGCACCAAGTAACTTGAGGAATTATCTTCAAGATCTTGGTAACACCCACTCACCAATACTTGGTTGGGCATATGATGGCAACCCCATATATGGACCTGTAGGATTCTCAAATCCTAATGGCACTGGTGTTCTTGCATATATGCAGCCTAGTTATGTAAAACTATCCACTCAGCGTAGTAATGGTCCTAGCATTGTAGATTATCCTGCTGGATTCTTTGTTGAGGATTATACATATACCCCTGGTTTTGGGGACCTTGATGAGCATAATGGTAGATTTACTGTTACCCCAGAATATCCGAATGGTGTATATGCATACTTTGTCACAGTAACTAGCAACCAGATTTCTAATCCTGGTAGTCCATTCAACAATGGTAGAGAACCTCTTTTCCCATATGTTGTAGGAGATTCTTACAGATCTCAACCAGAGGTATTGAATCTGGGATTCAACTTTGACCAAAACATTGATCCCCTGAAGTATAACCTGGTTAGGAATACTAAAAACTATAATATCAATTCATATAATTTCGTCTCTAATTCCCAGAAAAACACATTCGTTCAATCGCGAATTGTTTCTACAAACAGTGGAGGAATTACTTCACTTGAGATTATTGATGGGGGTAATGAGTATGGTGTTGGTGACCGTGTAGTATTTGATAACAGTGATACCGATGGATTTGGTGCAATTGCCCACGTTTCAAAAATTAGTGGTCCAATCATCAGTTCATTTACTTCCACAATAAACACTTTCCCTGATACTACGTTTGTGTATACTGGTGGCAGTGTCACTGGTATCACAACTGTTCCTCACAACTTGGTTACTGGAACTACTTTGAGAGTTGATGATGTCTCTTCTACTCTTCATAACGAACTTGAAGGTCGCCATACTGTTACTGTAAGTTCTGCCAGATCTGGTCTGACTACTGCTATGAATGCTCTTGGTGCCAATGGTGGTATTACTACTAGCATCAAGTTGTCTGATGACCCAGGTAAGTATGAGATTGATGATATCCTTCGTATTGATAATGAACAGTTCCTTGTTTATGGAATTAGTATTACACGAAATGAAATTGATCTAATTCGTGCACAGAACGGCACTGCTGGGGTTGCTCATACTAATGGGGCACGTATTGATCGTCTTGAGCGCAAGTTTACTTTTGGACTTGAGAGTTGTGACTCTACTCCAACAGATGATCGTATTTACTTTGACGCTAGCTCTCAGTTGGGTATTGGTGCATCCATCGGGCAAGGAGAAGTTCATACTATCACCGACCAAAGAATTCTAGGTGCTGGTGGTTCTCGTGATATTCCTAAAGGTTCTATCTTCCTACCAAATCATCAGTTTAGCAATGGTGAAAAAATTGCTTACAACTATGACAACAGCACTGCTATTCAATATCTAACTGCCGGTGTTGGTACTGCTTCTGGTTGGTCTGCTAGTCTGCCAGAAACTCTGTTTGTTCAGGTTATTGATAATAACTTGGTTGGTGTTGTCACCATGCAGAACCAGATTAGTTCTTCCAGTAACCGAGCACTTTTCTACAGTAACATTGGTATTGGCAACACTCACTCCTTCACATCAGTCAGAGGAAAAATTACGGGTAGCATTCAAATTACCGATGTAACTGCTACTACTAAAGATCCTCATACCTTACGTCCTGGTGATCAAATTGATATGAACATAGTTTCTACTGGAACTAGTTCTATTGCTCTTACTTACAATCCCGGTAATAGATTTGTAAGTATTGGTTCTTCGTCAAACCCCAAAGTTACGGTTATTGATGGAGATCTGCTTGAATTTGATATGGCAGATGCATCATTGATCAATACCAAACTTGGATTCTATCTAGATCAGTCTTACCAGAAGTCCTTTGTTGGTTCTGGAAAGTCTAATATTGAAGTTCTTTATAATGGTGTTCCCGGTTCTGCTGGTGCTAAAGCATCTGTGCATTTTACACCAGAAATTCCTAGAACTTTATTCTATAAATTAGAATCATTTGATAATACTAAAATTATTGAGATTGATGACTCTATTGATGACTACACTAAAATTGTAGTCACTCAAAGCGATTTCACAAGCAAATCGTCTATTAGTTCTGTTACTAGTAATACTTTCAAATTCAACATATTTGAAAACCCAGAACGTGTTGGTTACACTTCAGTAACAGCAGATATCAATTATACCACTACTTCTAAAAATGAGAAGGGTCCAATTGCTAATGTTCTTTTAGTTTCTAAGGGTGCTCGGTATAAAGATCTCCCTCAAGTAACCATTGGGTCAACAACTGGAACATCTGCATTGTTACGTGCTTCTGGTTCAAATATTGGTAAGTTGGATACTGTAGAAATTATCCAATCTGGTTATGACTATCCTTCAGATAAAACCTTACGTCCAGAGGCAGAAATGCCTCAGGTTATTTTCCTAAAAGATAACTTTACAGTTTCTAACGTCGCTATTACTAGCACCGGAAAGAACTATCTGATAGGTCCAGATCTAATCATCTATAACACGAAGAAGAACGAAGTTAGTTCTAATACTGAAATCAAAGCAGAACTCCATGGTTCTAGTGTATCTGGAGTCCGCATCGTTAGTGGAGGTAATAATCTGAGTAGTGGTGACAATAAGATGGTCGCTATCAACAACAGCAATGGAGTTGGTATTGTAACTGTCGCATATAGTGCTCCTAATGTTATTGTAACCCTAAAAACTCCTAATACAGGATTTACTGCAACTAACATTCCGTTTGCAGTTGGTGATAAAGTGTTTGTTGAGAATGTTGGTGTAACTTCTGGTCATGGATACAACTCCTCCACGTTTGGATTTGATACCTTTACTCTAACGGCAGTCAATCCGGCTGTCGGTCTTATCGACAAAGCAACAATTACTTATGAGGTTCCTGTTGATCCAGGCATATATGATTTAGGGACATTTGGTACAGTTAGTAATGATAAGGACATTGCTAAATTTGAAGTGACTCTAGAAGAAGGTAACTTCTTCAAAGGTGAGCAAATTATCAATAAGAGTAATTCCAAAACTTCTAGAATTGTCTCTGGGCAAGGAAAAACAAGAAATGTCATTCGTGTCAATAATGTTCGCGGATTCCAAGTTGGTGACAGCATTACTTCTGAACTATCTGGTGCAGGCGGTACTATTGAAAAGATAGAAACCTTTACTGGAAACTTTGATGTTGATGTGGTTTTCAAAAAACGTTTTGGTTGGGAAAATTCTGTTGGGGAATTGTCTAACTTCTATCAACGCATTCAAGACAGTGATTACTATCAATCATTCGCATATTCTCTGAAGAGCACTATTGGTATTTCATCTTGGAGTGAACCAGTTGATGCACTGGCACACATCGCGGGATTCAAAAAACATTCGGACATGTTGATCCCGTCTACTGGTATTGGACAAACCTCTACTGTAAGTGTTGGCATAGGAACAATCTCTAAGTCTGTAGTTCTGATTGATACTGAAGACTCGTTGTCTAACGTTCACAACTTTGACACTGTTTATGAAGAACCAAACTCAAGTAATACGATTAGTGACAAGATTATTTTCAACTCTAAACGTTTTGGTTCTTCTCTGATCTGCAAATCTAATCGTGTTCTGGAGATTGATGATATTAGTCCCCAGTTCTATGATGATCCTAATCTCATCAAAGCAGTTGCTATTGATCAGTTTGACACCACTTCTGCCAGTAGTCCTGTTTGTGTCAAATATTATGCTCAAGTTGTCCTAGATTCTTCTCTAGGAATTTCATACAATGCTACTCAGTATTGTGAGTTTGCTGTCTTTACAGATGGAACTGACGCATATATCAACCAATATTCTGATCTGTCAGATGCATTTGATTTAGGAGAATTTATTGTAAATCAAAGTGGATCTATTGTTGAAGTTTCATTTGAACCTTACAATAATACATACACCTACGACATCACATTCTATAAAGAATCAGTTTTGAAAACTCTTGGTGTAGGAAGCACTTCCTATGCCAACGTTGAGAAAATTGGTGTTAGTTCTGCTTTTTCAGCAACTGGTTCTCCAGCAACTCATACAATTCAAGATATTGATGCATCCGAGTTCAAGTCTGGAACAATTTTAGTTGTCCATTCTGCCAGTGGTGAAACTGATCTTGAGGAGTATAACTTCTTGGCAAATGGCACTGGCGGAGTTCTGTTCTCAGATTATGGCAACATGAATTCTGGCAGCACCTTAGGTGATTTTGATCTTGTTCAAAATAGTGGAGTTCTCAAACTCCAGTACACCCCCGCAGCAAACCAAGCAGTTACTATTAGAACTTTGACTACATCTGTTGGTGTTGCTACTACTGCTGGACTGAATGTTTCTGAAATTCCTAATCTTAGTGTAGGTGACGCTGAGTTGAATGCTACTCGTACAGCGATTGCTGCTACTGGTAGTCCTTCAGCAGTTATTGTTTCTAACAAGGATTATACAAACTATACTTCAGTGAAGTATTTTATTGAAGTGCATAACACCACAGATAATGTATATTCAGTGTTCAACGTATCCGCAAATGCATTTGCTGGATATTCAAATTATAACGTATATAATAACCTGTCTAATGCTACTGAAATCAAGCGTGATATTCGTGCCATAGATATAAACATCAGTGGCAACAATATGCGTTTGCGGTTTACGCCACTAGCAAACAAAGACTACATTGTCAGGGTTTCTGAAATCCGAATTGACAAACCTGATAACGTCGCAAACGACACAACCATAACAATCTAATGGGATTTCAACTAGGGTCCGTCAACAAAAAATTCAACTCTGAGCAAGAGACCTTTCTTCATACGTTCGATCTGAAACATGAGGGAGATCCCCTGTTCAAGAAAGAATTTGTTGGTGATAGCACAACCGGCATTCTTCTGGGAGACGACTCCTTTATTATCTCTAACCATTTCTATCGGACTGGTGAGGAGTTGATATACGATTCTCATCCTGATATAGAATTTACTGGGGCAAGTTCTCCGATTGGTATTCAGCATGGACTGAATGGAGTTGGTGCTGCAACTACCTTACCTAAGAGTGTGTTTGCAATCAAGGTTGATGAGAATAAGATTCGTCTGGCAGCAACAAAAGCATTAGCGTTACAGAATTCTCCTATTGGTATTACAACTGTTGGTGTGGGTGCTACTCATGCCTTCACTACAACTAAATTGAATACAAAATGTATTATTTTACTTGATAATATTGTTCAATCTCCAGTTTATCCACGCCAAACTTCTACTTCAACACTAGTTTCTATTGCTAATAATACGGTTGTATTATCTGATGCAAGTGATTTTGAACCGTATAGTCTGATCAAGATCAATGATGAGATCATGCAGGTTGAAGTCACCGCTGTTGGTGGCAATCCAAATGCAATGCTTGTAAAGAGGAATTGGTTAGGAACTAGGTTACAATCCCATGCTTCTGGATCCACCGCCATGATGGTGCTTGGTGATTATAACATTATTGGAGATAAAATTACTTTTGTAGATGTTCCTTTTGGTGGTAATCGTAGACAAGTTGGTATCAATTCAGATATTATCGTTGGTCTAGGAACAAACCACAACTTTAGTATACTTACAGAAAGTCTTGAAACGGGAAGTACTATCAAACTTAGTTCGTTGAACCCACCATCTCCATTGGTTAGTAACCAGGAGTATTTTATTATTCAATCTGCTCCTAACACGTTTAGATTTGCAGAGACTAAAGATGACGCAGTAACTGGTCAACCAATTGCACTTACCTCTGCTGGTATTGGAACTCATACCCTAATCTTTGCTGACGATATTGTTGGTAGTTCTTTCCAAGGTAGAGCATTTACTCGCAGTGACTACGACGGCAATATTGTCGTTGACGACATCGCACAAAATTTTAGTGGTATTGGCAAGACATTTACCTTGACTTCTGATGGCAGTAATACTACAGGCATTACTAGCGACTTTGGTGCAATTCTAATCAATAATATTTTCCAAAAACCTTCTACTGATTATAGTTTTATTGGTGGTTCTGCAACAGGTATTACCTCAGTTCGATTCACTGGATCTCAAACCCCTGGTGGTGTAGAGGTCATTAGCACCGATGATGTAAATGCCAACAAACTACCTAGAAGAGGTATTGTTGTTTCTATTGGCAATAGTCAAGGTTTTGGTTATCAACCTGGTTTATATGATGATGTAAAACTAGAAAGTGCTAACACTGGTGTGGGTGCTAGCATTTCTGTTGAGATTGGTGTTGGAAAAAGTCTGGGTGAGTTCACAATCACTAATCCTGGATATGGGTATACCGTTGGGGAGACCCTCAATGTAGTTGGTATTCCGACTATTAGTACCATTGGAGCAAATTTCCAAAACGCTATCTTTACAGTAGAAGACACAGCAGATGATGAGTTTGCTGGTTGGGTGTTTGGTAAGTTGCAAATTCTTGATGATATCAGCAATGAATTTGACAGTCGTAAGAGTGTGTTCCAACTGAAGAATGAGAATGTTGTTCTTAGTATTGAAAAACTTCAAGGTAGTCTAATTAGTCTTGATGATGTTCTGTTGATTTTTATCAATGATGTCCTCCAAAAACCAGGTGTTGCATACAATTTCTCTGGAGGAACTAGAATTGAATTTACTGAACCTCCTGTAGAAGGTTCCAGTTGCCAAATTCTATTTTATAGAGGAACAGATTCTGATATTGATAGTGCTACTGCCCTCCAGTCTATCAAAAAAGGTGACGGTGTAAAGATTATTGATCAAGATGGACGAATTGTTCGTGATATTTTGAGTCGCGATACCCTTCTTACTACAAACTATAAGGGTCCTAATATTACTGATGTGAAAGATCCACTTCGTCCTCTACGATGGACTAAGCAGAGAGATGATATTTTTGTAGACGGTGTAAAAGTTAGTAAGTCTCGTATTGAACTTTCTGGAAATGTTTTCCCATCTTCCCGAATAATCAAAAATATTGCTAGCAGTAACAGTAGTGTTTATTTGCAAGGTGGTGCTCTTGGATTTAGATTTAGTGAGGGTAATACATTCAATCCAACATCAGATTTCCCCATCAAGATTGTAGACACTGCCAGACCCACCACTGGATTTGGTCTTACCACTTACGTACAACCTGTTGTTAGTATCGAAACTGCTAACATTGCAGGTGACCAGGGAACTATATGTGGTGTGGGTGTAAGTGCCCAAGCAATGCAATTACACTTCCATATCCCACTCAATGCTCAAGCAAGAGTCGCTAAATATGGTGGTATATCCAAGACCGGTATTAGTACCGGTGATTACTTTGTTATCTCCCGATCTAATGTTGGTAATGGTGTAACTGCACTTTCTCAAGACAGAACTGCAACAGTTGGTATTGCTACAGAGTTCCTAGATGGTGTATATGAAGCATCACACATCGAAGATCTTGCTTCCCAAGTTGTTAGAGTTCATGTCAATCTCCAAACAAACCATGGTTTAGCATCAGGGTTTGTAGGTTTGAGTAGTGATGTAGGTAACAACTATGGCACATTTAGTTGGGCAAAAGTTACCTGTGGAACTATAGGTACTTCGTTTGCTGTCAACTCTACAGAAGGTCTAGTTGGTCTGTCCACTGCACCTGAAGTTGTGAGAACTAGCAAATTACTCTTGGATCTCCCATAAATAAAAGATAAAGTTCAATAGCGTAATGCCAGCCATTATAACTGATCAAATTAGGGTGTTGAACGCATCTAACTTTGTTAGTGGTATTTCGACCACTGATAACAGTTATTATGTTTTTATTGGCTTACCGAACGCCACTGATGTATCTTCTGATTGGAACACCAACACCCCGGCACCCATCGATAATTTCGATGAGCACGATAAAATCTATGACACATTGATTTCTGCAAAGAAAATCAATTCAACCGATGTCCTTCGGGTTATTCGTAAGAATAATTGGACTAGTGGTTCTATCTATGAAATGTATCGTCATGACTATAGTATTGATAACCTAAGTCCAAACACTAGTTCGACTAACCTTTACAATTCTAATTATTACATCATAAACTCAGACTTCCGAGTTTATGAATGTGTCTATAATGGTGCTGCACCATCAAATAGTGGTAAGGGGATTATTTCTCTCCAAGAACCAGTGCATACGGATCTCCAACCTCGTTTGGAAAGTGATGGATATATTTGGAAGTATCTTTATACTATCAAACCCGGCGACATTATCAAGTTTGATAGTGCCGACTACATTCCAGTCCCCCGTGATTGGGCAAAAAATACTGATGTAGCAGACGTTCGCAATGCTGCTGTTGACGGAAAGATTGAAGTTATTGTTATTGACAACGTTTCTAGTGCGTCATATCAGTTCTCTGGTACAAAGAATGGAGTTCCCATTCGTGGGGACGGTCAAGATGGGGTAGCGTCTGTTACCTTTGTCAATGGCAAACCGACAACAGTACAGGTCACCAACGGTGGCACTGGATATACATTTGCAACCCTTGACCTTGATTCCGTCGTCAATGGTTCTGGTGCGTCCTTCTCAGTAATTATTCCTCCTCCAGGTGGGCATGGTTCTGATATATACCGGGAACTAGGTTCCAATAAAGTTCTAGTTTACTCACGTATTGAAAACTCAGACGTTACCAATCCTGACTTCCCTACAGGTAACCAGTTTGCTCGTATTGGAGTTATCAAGAATCCTCTTGTTAGTGGTAGCACTAACCTGTTGGATGCTCCTACTGCATCTGGTCTGTATGGTATTCGTTTGACTGGTGCTGCCTCTACTACCATGTCAGTGCAGACTGATGGGCAGTTGTCGCAGACAGTAGGTATTGGTTCTACTGCTCTTGGTAAAATTATCGGGTACGATACTATAACCCAAGTTCTCCAGTATTGGCAAGATCGTAGTGTTGCCAATGGAGATACAGCATCCATGCATCAATACCGTCTAAATAGGTTTACGAAAACTCCTGGTACAGGAGGATCTTTGAACGTCGTGGTCCAAACAACCACTGGTACAGAGACTCTTACTATTGATAGTGGATTTACTGGTGTATCTACATCTGTAAACAACCGCACTTATTATTTCGGACAAACTTTCAATTCTGGTATTGCTTCTCCTGAAATCCAAAAGTATTCTGGTGATATTATCTACGTAGATAATCGCCCAGAAGTTACTAGAGCGACAAATCAAAGAGAAGATATCAAAATTATCTTAGAATTCTGATACGATGCCACAGAACACCAACCTAAATGTCAGTCCATATTTTGACGACTTTGATTCTGAAAAGAATTTCAACAAAGTTCTGTTCAAACCAGGATCTCCGGTTCAAGCAAGAGAACTAACAACGTTACAATCTATCCTACAGGGACAGATTGAGAAGTTTGGTAAACATATCTTCAAAGAGGGATCTGTTGTAATTCCCGGTAAGTTCAACTATGACTTTGACTATACGTATGTCAAAGTAGAGTCTACATTCTTTGGTGTTCCTGTAGAACTCTACTATGACAAACTGATTGGTCTTCGTATCAAAGGAAAGACTTCGGGCGTCATTGCTCAGGTGGTTCTTGTTCTGTCATCAGAAGATTCTACTGATAATTGTACTACAATTTATCTCAAGTATGAGACTAGTTCTGAGGATCTTTCAACATCTACCTTCCTAGATGGAGAAAACTTAGTTACTCTGAAAGATTTCACTTATGGAGTAACAACTATTACTGAGGGTTCTGACTTTGCCACTACTCTCAATTCTAATGCAAGTGGTGCAGGTTCTGCCTTTACTCTGATTCGTGGTGTTTACTTTGCACGTGGTGCCTTTGTTGAAGTACCCACTCAGACCCTCCTGCTAGACCAGTACAGCAACGCTCCTTCCTTCCGTGTAGGATTCCAAGTAGTTGAGGAGATCATCACTGCTGTAGAGGATCCTACGCTGTATGATAACGCAGCAGGTTTCTCTAACTTTACTGCTCCGGGTGCAGATCGACTGAAGATTAGTCTTGCTCTGACCCGTAAGAGTTTAGATGATTTCAATGATGAAAACTTTATTGAACTGCTTCGTACAGATAATGGTGAAGTCAAGCAGTTAGTTGATCGTACTGTTTATAGTGAAATTGCTAAAGAATTTGCTCGTCGTACGTTCGATGAAAGTGGCAATTACTTTGTCAATAAGTTTGATTTAGAAGCAAAAGAGTGTCTAAATGATCGGTACTCTAACTTTGGGCAATTCAGTGCATCAAGACTGACTGAAGATGGTAACAAACCATCTAAAGATTTGATGTGTATCCGGGTTGGTCCTGGTAAAGCATACGTACAAGGTTTTGAAACACGGGTTATTGGTACTCGATTTATTGATGTCAAGAAACCTCGTACCACAAACGATGTAAAAAATCGTGCGATCCCATTTGAGGCAGGTAATCGCCTCCGTGTCAACAATACATTGAGTGCAGCCCAGATTGCTATTGCTGCGGCTAACTCTGATTTTGTTGACCTCCGTAGTGAGCGTCTTGATAGTAATAAAGCAACTGCATCCGGTGACAGCATCGGTCGTGCTCGCGTCTATGATTATAAACTTCAAAACACATCCTACACCGGCAATAGTTCAGTTTTTGAACTCTTCTTGTTTGATATTGTCACAGATACTAAACTGACTGTCAACCAAGCAATCACTTTGAATGCACCTGCTCTAGTTGAGGGTACTCGTTCTGGTGCCCGTGGTATGCTTCGTAGCAACACCAGTAGTGCAGAACTTATTCTTTGCGAAACTGCTGGTAAGTTCTTGATCGATGAACCCATTCGGGTGAATGGAGAAGACCAAGGTCGTATCATCACCAATGTGCGTGAGTATGGTATGGCAGATGTGAAGTCTGTCCGTTCTACAGGTGGTAGTCGTACATTTGCTGCCGACACTGTTCTTGAGGACCAGTTCAACTTCGGTTCACAAGAATTCTTCCTAACCTCCGCTGGAGCGTTGACTTCCGGTTCTACTGGATGGGCAAAGCGTTTGAAGATTGGTGACATTGTTTCATATAATGCCTCTGGACAAAGCGATACTGTTTATAACCAGGTCTCAGCCATTGCAGGAACTAATCAGAGTGCGACTCTAGTAGCAAGTGCTGATGCAGCAGTTTCTGGTGTTGCACATCATGCTTTGCCTAGTGGCACCATTGCAATCACTGGTCTAAAAGTCGTCTCTCCCAAATTAGTTGGTTCTGACACAGGTTTCCTATTTGCAGAAATGCCCAACAGCAATGTTGAGAGCGTTGATCTAACAAACGCAGTTATTTCTACTCGTCAAGAACTAACAGGGCAATCAACTGATAGTAGTGGTCAGTTGACTTTACCGTCTCTGGTTGGTACGGATTTTGTATATTCTGCGTTTGATGAAGAGCGTTATACTATTGCTTACAGTAACGGTGCTATTGAAACACTGTCGGAAGACCAAATTGTATTCACTGGTGGCAGTAAGTCTGGTACTATTTCTGGATTGACTGCTAGTCAGTCTTCAAATGTTATTGTTCATGTTACAAAACAGAAAACAAACGTATCTTCTAAACTGAAGACGCTGACAAAATCTACTGCTCTTGTGGTAGATGGATCTAGCAACTCTAGTAGTGCAGGTCTTTCTGATGGTCTTACCTCTAATTCAATTTACGGAAAACGAGTTCAAGATAGAGAAGTTTCACTTGACTACCCTGACATTGTTCAGGTTCATGCTGTATTTGAGTCTTCTGGGTCTGGAGATCCAACTATACCATCTATAACTTTATCATCATTTACTGGTCCTAATAACAACAATACTGACTTGATTGTTGGTGAAGTTGGTATTGGACAGTCTTCTGGTTGTGCTGCTTGTATTTTAGCGCGTAGTGGTAGCACTTCTATTGAAATTTTTACTAAGAACTCGCGCAACTTTATTGAAACTGAAGAGATTCTGTTTGAAACTAGTGGTGTCAAGGCAAATGTTTCTGTCATCACTCCTGGCGATCCTAACATCCGTAAGAACTTTGTTCTGGACAACGGTCAAAGAGATGAGTATTTTGACTTCGGACGTTTGGTTCGTAAGCAAAATGCTGGTGAACCTCAAGGTCGTTTGAAGATTTTCTTTGACCACTATGAGGTCAATGCACAGGATGCTGGTGATATTGTTACTGCATCTAGTTATGAGAAGGCGGAGTATGACAGAATTCCTTCTTATGCAAACGTTCGTAACAGTGACATCATTGATTTACGTCCTAGGGTAGCACCTTACTCTGGTAGTCGTTCTCCCTTTGAGTTTGATTCTCGTAGTTTTGCTTCTGGTGGACAGTCTGTTCCTAATGTTCTTGAGTCTAACGAGAATATTCTTTTCAACTTCAGTTACTATCAGGGAAGAAAAGATCGTTTATATCTAAATCCAGATAACTCTTTTAGTATTGTAGAAGGTATTCCTTCTGATAATCCGGTTCTTCCAGACACTGTTGGTAATGCTTTTGAACTTGCAACTATTGAGTATCAACCATACATTTATGATGCTCGCCTAGAAACTATTATCAGATTCAAGGCAAACCGTCGATATACCATGAAGGATATCGGCAAACTAGAAAATCGTATTGACGATCTAGAAGAAATTACATCACTGTCTTTGCTTGAGTCTAGGACAGAAAGTTTGTCTATCAAAGATCCTGATACGGGACTTGATCGTTTCAAGAATGGTTTTGTTGTTGATCCATTCAGATCATTTGATGTTGCAGATAAGACGCAGACAGAAATCAAATATGAAATTGATGGTGGCAAACTAACACCTAAGAAAACACGTGACTCTGTTGATCTCTTGATTGGATCTAATAGTGTTGTTGGTTTGAATGGTGCCCCTAATCCTGCCGTGGATCCTCGCTTTGTTGATGATTTAGGTTCTCCTAACATCAAAAAGACTGGAGATGTAGTGACTCTCCAATATGACGAAGTTGAAGATCGTAATCAACCTTACGCTACTCGTTTAGAAAGTGTCAACCCATACATGTATCGTGATTGGAACGGTGTCCTTCAATTAGTTCCTGATTCTGATGTTTATGTTGATCGTGTTCAACAAACTATTACTGAGGGTGAAGGATTCGCAAATGATTTCATCTCTCAAACTGAACCAGTTCCATTCATGCGTGAGCAGAACATTGAATTCAATTCAACTGTCCTGAAACCACATACCCGTCACTATTCATATTGGTCTGGTACCGATATGATTGATGATAACTTCTATACTGTCCCTAAACTGGTTGAGGTTACTCCTCAGAGTGGATCTTTCCAGACTGGTGAGACTGTAATCGGTTATATGTTTACGATGCAGAATGCTACCACTTCTGCTGATATTCGTTTCCGATTAGCAGCACCTAATCACAAAGCAGGTCCTTTCGCTGCCCCCCAAATTACTTACGGAGATAACCCATATTCCTCTACTGTTGGTCTATCTTCTTCTTATTCAGAAACCACAACTGTTCTAAACGTTGATTGTTCTTCCCTGAACCAAAAGTCTGATTCTAACTTCTTTGGAGTCTTGACACCTGGTATGCTTCTGGTCGGTGAGACTAGTGGTGCACAAGCAACAGTAAATGATGTTCGCCTGGTGTCTGACTCCACTGGTTGTGTTCAAGGTTGTTTCTACATTCCAGCAACTACTTTCCAAGATGGAGAGAACACTGCTCAGTTGATTGAGATCAAACCCGAAGATCAGATTCCTGGTAAGAACTTCAGTAACTCTACGCAAAACTTCTTCTCTGAAGGATTTGAAATTACAGAGACTACTGTTATCCGCACAGAACCTGCTCTACCCGAACCGGTTATTATCAACATCACAAACGTTGTAAATAACGTCACCAATATTACTCCTCCACCACCACAAGATAACAGTGACGATCCTCTAGCACAGTCGTTTGAGGTTATGGATAACCCTGGTATCTTCTTGACCTCTGTGGACATGTTCTTCCAGAGTAAAGCAGAAGAAGTTCCAGTCAAAGTTCGTATTGTTCCTCTGGAAAATGGTTATCCATCTGCCAAGATGATGAAAAATAGTGAAGTTGAATTGAACCCAGATCAGGTTTCAATTTCTAATGATGGAACTGTACCAACAAACTTCAAATTCCGTTCTCCAGTATATCTTCCCAAAGGCAACTATGCATTCTATTTGGGTTCTGCATCTGGCGAATATGATGCCTGGATTTCTCAAGTTGGTGAAGCAGACATTACCACTGCTGACTTGAATCAGTTCCAACAAGTTATTGTTGCTAAGCAACCTGCTCAAGGTTCTTTGTTCAAATCACAAAGCAACTTTACTTGGACTGCATCGCAGTTGGAAGACTTGAAGTATAAGTCATATAAAGCAAAGTTCACTACACAACCTGGATCAATTCGGTTGTACAACCCACAGTTGAACTTGTTCAACCAACGTAATAAGTTGCCTGAGAATCCTATTGAAACATTCTCTAAGCGCGTATACATTGGTCTCGCGTCAGGTACTGACAGTCCTCATATTATTGAGGGTGTGGTTGTTTCCCAAGAAAACAATACTAATGCCCGAGGCACAATTGCTTCTCGTTTGTCTCACCTCAGTCAAGCAGCAAACACTCTGTCTATCACTAAATCTGGTACCGACTACGAAGATGGTACTTACAGCACGGTGAACTTTATCACTTCTACTGGTCGTGGTCAGAATGCAGTTGGTGTGGTGACTGTCTCTAGTGGTAACATTACTAGTGCAACTGTCAAATTAGATAACACTGGTGAGGGTTATGCTGTTGGTGATACCCTGACTGCCAACCTTGGAACCAAGGGTCTTGGTAAAAATCTTGTCCTGACGGTCGGTGTTACTACTAATACTAGTGCACTTGTAGTAACTAACGTCTCTGGTCCTGACTTCAATACCACTGACTCAATTTCTTACATCCCATCTGCTGGTCCTCAAGCAGGTATTGCATCTGTTCAAACTAATATTATTCCCAAGGTTGTTACTGTCAACTCTGACCAATATGATGGTCGTCACTTGAAAGTCACCCATCCGAGTCATGGTAACCATTCTTCAAACTCTGTTGTCTCCTTGTCTGATGTTGGTGGCGATAGCATCCCAACCCGATTGACTGTTGGTTATGCTGCAAGTTTGACTTCTGTTGTCAGTGTTGCAAGTAGCACAGGATTCAACTTCTTTGAAGGTGCACAGGTATCTGCAAGCAACCCTGGATACACAAAAATTGGTGCCGAGATTATTTCCTACACCAGTGTTGGCACAAACCAACTTTCCGGAACTATTACTCGTTCTATTGATAACACCATTGCTATCGATCATGCCATCGACACTCCAATTCAAAAATATGAATTCTCTGGAATGTCTCTTCGTAAGATCAATACTGATCATGACCTGATTGATGTTACTAATAACATTGAAGGTAAGATTGCTCTTGATAGTTACTTCCTAAAAATTAGTGGTAGTGTTCTATTTGCAAAGGATAAAGTGGGTGGTGGTGACGGTGCACGTGGTTCTAGTAACATCGTGTACGATACTATCAATCCTAATATCTCTCACAGTACACCAATTGGAACTAAAGTAACTGGCAAAATTCGTACTACTAGTGGAACCAGTGTTGATGGTAATGAGACTTCTTTCACAGACCAAGGGTTTGAAGATATCTCCCTTCTTGGTCGTACTAAGTTGTCATCTACTCGTATCATTGCTTCACGTAAGAATGAGCAAGCAAAGTCTTCTATCCTTGCCCTTCCTGGTGCTAAATCATTCACCTTTGAGGCAAATCTTACCACAGATAATGAAAACGTATCACCTGTAGTTGATGTATTCAAAAGTTCTATTCTTACTGAGTCTAATCGAATCAACAAACCGATTACCAACTTCTTGACAGATAGTCGTTCCAACGTACTTGACGATCCACATACCATGGTCTATCAGACTAAAGAAATTGGACTTGAAAATCCTTCTACATCACTGAAAGTTCTCTTTGCTGCCAATCGTCCTTCTAATTGTGAGATGCGTGTTTTCTATCGCCTCAAGCGAGAAGATACTTCTGAGTTTGATCAAATTTTTGAACCCATGCCTGGATTCAATAACTTAGATGCATCTGGCGATGTTATCAATGATAGCAACAACAGTGGTTTGCCTGACAAAAACATTTCTCCAAGTCTCAAAAATTCGTTCAACGAATATGAGTATACTGCTGACGACCTACCACAATTCACTTCCTTCCAAGTGAAGATTGTGTTCAACTCTAGCAGTCAGTCTGAGGCACCAGAACTACTTGACTTCCGTACTATTGCAGTAGCATGATAAAAAGAAACAAAGGAGATCGAAAGATCGCTAAAAAAATCCTAGAAATTGCTAAGAAGCACCCTGGCACTTATACGCCAGCGGAGATTGCTTATGCTAAAATCATCAAAAGGATCAACAAAAAGAGACCGTTAGAAGAATGAGTTGGGGATTTCTATGGGAGTTGCTTTATGAACAAGAGAGCGAAAGTGGAGAACTATCCGAACCTGGAGAAGGATCTCACGACGAGTGCGGTGGTGTCAACTGACGCCACTGGATATAAAAAATATATTGCTGACAGGGATGCTCGTCGGTTACAAAACGGGCGTATTAGTGAGTTAGAAGACGAGATCAAAGAACTCAAAGATCTAATTCACAAGCATTTGAATAAATAATACAGCGACATTCTAAGCAGATATGGCAGTACCAGTTGTAAATATTCAAATTGAACAAGGTACTGATTTTTCTGCTACCTATTCAGTAACAGCATCCACTGGATTACCTCTAAATCTAACGAATCACAGCATCACCGCAAAGATGAGTAAGCATGCGGGTGTTGATGCTGGATTTATTGGTTTTGGTGTAACTTTTGGTAATGCACCAACTGCTGGTAAAATTACTATTAGTCTAACAAACTCTCAAACCGGTATCATTACTGGTGGTCGTTATAACTATGACGTTTTGGTCACGAATGATATTACTTCCTCAGTAACAAAAGTTATTCATGGTCAGTCACAAGTCAATGGGACGATCGCATGAAGGTACAATTAGAGAATAATCAATTTTCAGTACGCCTCGTCTCTTCAGGACCATCTGAAAGTTTTGCCGTAAATTTACAAGGAGCAGGAGGAAGCGACGTGGATCGAATGACACAACTTACGGATGTGGATACATCCAATCTTACAGATGCAGATCAAAACAGGTTTGTTTTGGTTTATGATGCATCAACATCAGCGTTCAAGTTTGTAAATCCGGACGAAGTAATTGATGCTGCAACAGGAGCATCAACCGTTCCTGGAGGAGCACCTCCTAGTGCAGGAATATCTGCTGAAGCACTTCAATATCTGGATGATGCTTTAGATGATAAGGTTGACCTTGATGCTGGGTCATTCTAGGTATAAATATTCATATACAAAATACATTATTATTATCATAGTTTACAGAATGTAAATTATTATTTGCGGTGATAGGAATTGTTATTTCCAGTGACTAGCGGCACAAAATTACCGAATAATAACCAATGACAGCTCCTGTCTTACAGTTCAAGCGGGGTAACTTCTCAGCACTTCCAGGTCTTCAAGCCGGTGAACCAGGATGGGTTGTAGATGAGTTTGACCTATTTGTAGGTATTGATTCTACATCAAACAATAATAAGATTGTTGGATCTGCTCGTTACTGGGAAAGAGAAACATCAACATCTGGATCTGCTGTTCGCCTTGTAGAGGGTGCAAACAATGGAGACCATTATGTTGCCCTCAAGTCACCAGCAGCACTAACTTCTAGTCAGGATTATATCCTTCCCGCGGCTGCTGTAGCAGGCGGATACATGAAGGTAGACGGATCGGGCAATATGTCCTGGTCTTCAGAAGTTGATATTACTACTCCTCTCTCGGTGTTGAACATCGACGGTGGTA